GCCTATACTACGGATAATCAGTTTACTATCCGATATGTAGCATCCCAGAGAACCGTAACAGATTCCCAAGAGTATATCCTTATTACTTTATCGTTCAATATTCTACACACTATTTAATCATATCGGATACAATAGTAATCATTATCCCCGGAGGCCATTATGGCATATTCAACAATACCCAAGACTAAGCGCGATGGAGTTATTACTCTTCTCGATGGAACTGGAACCCCTGTAACTCTCGAAGTAGCCTACGAAGATGGTAACTTCACCTTCTCAGATCCTCAGCAGTTCTCCGAGCTCGTGGTTATGGATCGCGGGAACTTTGCAGCAGTACGGAAGCAAGATGAGCAAGCCAAGACTGGTAGTTTTTCTTTTCACTTTAGACAATTTACAGATGCCTCCGAAGCAGGATCTATCCGAGATTTTATCTCTCAGAATGGATTTTATAGTGGTAATACATCCACCGGGTTAACTGGTACTCCATATGTAGAACATTACACAATCGATATTAAGTATGTAGCAGATAGTCCAGATGTAGCCGAAGCAGACCATATCGTTACACTAAGTAAATGTATCTGTTCTTTGGACTTTTCAGAAGGAGATCCCTCTGCGTTTACTTTGAACTTTACTTGCTACGGTGGATTAACTGTAGCTTAATAGCGTAAGGAGGTACTATGCTAGATCTTGGAAAACTCGGAAAGCATGAGGGGAAGATCCCTTCCTCGATTGCTACTTGCTTAGACTTTGTTTCTATATGGGGCTCGGGTCCCAATAGAGCGCAACTTGGAAGACTTTGCGCTGCTGCTATAGCGGTATCGGTAGACCATGCTAAGATCCTTCCTGCTTATCCTGTATTAAGTGGAGATCCTATATCCTATGGGCATAAGATCTTAGATCGTTTATTCGATGCAGGAGTAACTCCTGCTAAGATCTACGAGATGGGCTCTGCTCTACTTATGGAGATGATGAAGGTAATCCCAAGCGAGAAAGAGGTAGAAGAGAAAGCAAATTTTTTGCAAGTGGGAGAGGAGGGCTAGATCTCCTCGCTATGCGGATTGCTCTTCGATGGGGAGAGCATCCGTTATGGTATTACTCTCTCCCAGAAGATCTACAGATATCTCTACTAGCGGAGTATAGATTATCCAATGAAGATTCGAAAGATAGGCAAGATAGACAAGAGCGGATAAAAAGGGCTAGAATGGAGGAGATGCTAAGCAAGGGTAGACCATGAGTAAAAAATTTACAACAAAGAGAGCCGGAATAGAGATAGATACAGATCTCCAAGAATTCTATACAGGCTTTCTCGATAAGGTCGCTCCCAATGCTAGAAAGATTCTGGAAGATACTCTAATCAAGATCGAAAGCGATGCTAGAAAAGATTGGCCAGTTAGAAAGCCTCAAGAAAGAAGAGATAAGGATGGAGATATTGTATTCTTTCGTAAAGTATCGAAGGGATCTTGGAAGATGTTCGAGAGAGGCTTTCGAATCTTACCCGATGGATCTTTTGAGGCCTATCTAAAAAATAGAGCTCCTTACTCTTTTGCCATAAAGTTTGGAGTAGAATCCGTTAATAACCAAGGGCAACACATTATCCAACCTCGAGGAAAGAGGGTATCTAATGAATTAATGATTAAGCCCCAAAAAAAGGCATCTAACAAGGTTGTAAAGGCTCTAGCCGATGACCTAATGCGGAGAATCTAATGGCAGAAGAAAAAAGAAGTATATCGATCTCCTATAAGGCAGATCTTAAGGATCTAATATCTAAGCTTAAGCAGATGCCAAACGTAACGGAAGCAGAAGCTAAGAAGATGGTAGGGGCTCTCGATAAGCAACTTAAGCAAGCCGAGAAAGCAGCAAAGAAGAGCGCGGAAGCCTCCAAGAAAGCCTCGCAGAACGCATCGAAAGCAGCAGAAAGAGGGGTAAAAGCCTTCGATAATATGGAAGATGCAGCGAAAAGAGCACAAGAGCAACTCTCAGAGGTAGGAGAATCCTCTGGAGATATTGATAGAGGATTCTCTTCCATTGGATTGGCATTAAGAGAGGTGAATCCTATGGTAGCAGATGCAGCGGATGGAATCGCTGATATGTTTGCTGTCACAGAAGGATTAACTATGTCCTTTTCTGCTCTTAATCCTATGGTAATTGCTGCAGGTGTTGCAATAGGAGCTTTAACTCTAGGCTATGCAGCCCATCAAGCGGAACTTGAGAAAGTTCGAGAGGATACTCTAGCTTTAAGAGATGCTCAAAAGGCTCTACTAGAAAGCCAGAATCAACAACAAATGAATTTAGAAGATGCAGCTTTCAAAGTTCGCATGCAAAGAAACGAATATAAGTTATTAACAGGTCAGATAAGCGAATATAAATTTAATCTAGAGAAAGCAGGAGAAACCGCTAACGAGTCTTTCCGAGGGAATATAGAATCAGCTAAGGCCACAGTAGAAAATACTAAGCTTCTCTTAGGTACTGTGGAATCTTTGATTAAGATGAATAGAAGTAATAGCGATAGTCAGGTGGTACTATCTGAGCAAGAGCTAACAAGATTAAGAACTGCTCAAATATTGAACAAAAGAGCAGCGGATAATTTAGATCTAACACAGAGAGGAGTCAGCGAACAGGTAGCTCTTTTACATATACAAGACCAACTCCAAGCACAAAAAAGAAAAGAATTACAAGCCGTTAAAGCAATTGAAAAAATGCAATCGGAAGCGGTTAAGACTGCTCAAAAAATGGTATCTATAGAGCATGAGATAGTCGATGCTAATGAAGAGGCAGCAGGCTCTAAAAAGAAATCAATTAAGCCCGCTAAGAAGAGCGTAGATCTAGCCCAAAAAGAACTAGAAGCTATGGAAGCTCTAATCCAGGCAGAAAATAGATACTTTGATAGACAGATGAACGCTAATAAGAAGTTAGAAGATTTCCAGATTAATGCTTTTATGAGTAAAGAACAAAGAGAATCTTTTGCTCTGGGTAAAAAAATCGAGGAGATAGAGAAGCTAGGAGAAACAACAGAGAAACAAGAGTTAGCAAACGAAATAATTAAGAAAATGCTACATGATAAAGATTTAGCTCGGATGGATGAATTAAAGAAAAAAGAAGAGGAACTCCAAGCAAAAAAAGCAGAAGGAATAAGAGCTAATATAGATGGGGCTTTCGAACTTGGATCTACTCTCGCATCCTTAGCAGATGCTAGAATTAATAGTGATAAGATCGATGTAGAAGCACAGAAAGAAAAACAGAAGCAAGTATCTCAAATGTCAGAAATCGAGAGATCTGCCTACGAACAGAAGCAGAAGCAACTCCGAGCCCTATTTAGATTCGAGAAAGGAATGGCCCTTGCACAAGTAGCGATGGGAACCGCAGAAGCAATCGTAGCAGCCCAAAAGCTTATCGCTCCATTTAATGCAATCCAATCTGGATTAGCAATTGCTACCGGGGTAGCTCAGGCCGGTGTCGTAATGAGTCAACAGATGCCCGCTTTTCATATGGGGGGAATGGCCCCGGATGAGGCTACCGCTCGAGTATTGAGAGGAGAGGCTATTCTAGATAGATCTACAGTACGCAGGATAGGAGGAGAGCAAGGAGTTAGAAATCTTAACCAAGGAGGCTCCTCTTCTACGAATACTGTAGTAATACAACCCTTTAAGCACTTCGGAAGGTTCGCTAAGGATCTAGGAATCTCGAAAGCTCAACCCGTAGGAATAAGAGGATATTAATCATGGCCAATATTACACCGGACTATTTAAGAGGATTCCTTATACCGAGTATATCCATATCGAAAGATAATCTATGGACTGCAGAAGCCTCCTTTACTCAAGGAAACTCTAGAGCAGGAGTACCGGAAGCGCAATCTCAAGGAGTTAACCTAACACTCTCTTCTATTGGCTCTCAAGGTGAAGAGATCAAAGTAGAAACTATACAAGGAGGACTCCCTGGAGATGCTCTTTTTAAATGGAGCGGAGAGGATTCCGTAGATCTTGGGCAAGATGCAGCCCATATCCTAACAGAGAGCGGATATTGGAGATACTCTTCGAGTACAACCGTAGGAACTTACTTCAATAGCGATTGTACTTCTAGCCTTGATGGTACTATCTGGGTAATATCGGAGATCTTAGATTCGAGTGGGAGATATACAATCTCTCTAAGAAGGCAAGAGAAGAACGGTACTATCGATCTGATTAAAACCTTTATCTCGATTATCCCTGCTTCTACTCCCTCCTCTACTGGCCATCCTTGTATAACTCGATTACAGGATGGAAGTTTACTAGTAGCTTACTTCCAATATACAAGCGAAAACGCAGTAAATATAAAAGTACATCGAAGTATCGATAATGGGGATAACTGGAAAGAGATCGCTCCTCGAGGGCTATCGGACTCTATAAGCTCTGGCACGTATGAACCAAAGAAGATGCGATTGGTAACCATAGATAATACTGTAGTTCTCTTTGTAGAGGCCTTATCTACAGTTCGAAATAGATTAGCGCAGTATGTATCTCGAGATGGTGGAACTACTTTTAATCTAATCGATGGAATCTCTCCCTCTTCGGATGGGTACTTCCATCAACCTAGCCCGCTTGCTCTTCCAGATGGATCTATAGGGATTGCTTATATCTCTGCAGCTGATGAGTTAAAGTTTACTAAGATTCCTAATCCAGGGATTAGAGCCTCTGCTTCTTACTGGAGAACCTCTAACGAGTACGAGATAGATACAAGTGGGGTAGACTTTGCTTTATTATCCTCTAATCAACTCTCCGAAGGTAATGTAACTACATTCTTTAAGGATGGAAGAGTATGGGTTATCGCTCAAGTCTACAATAATGGGAAGCTACTCGGATACTATTCAGAAGATTTTGGAGTTACTTGGGAATATGCGAGCGGTTCTACTTCTGCGGATGCGGTTATACTCGATTACGGTTCGAATAGTAATAGGTTAAAGGCCCTCTCATCTTGTGTACATGAAGGGAGAGCAAAGATAATAGGCCATAATACGAACAGTGTATGGAGTCTTAATCTATCCGGGTACTCTTCTTTCTCTTATCCTCCCAGATCGGATGCTCCTTCTCGATATCAGTATCTTATGTGGGAGAGTACTTATCTCCCGGTTATGCTACCTGCTACAAGTAGCCAATATACAACCACCGGAGCGGGTACTCAAGTTCTAGATGATGAAGGCCTTAAGATAGAAACATCTGGGAATACAAGAAATTATATCTATGCTCATACTGGTAACTACTTTGCAGAAGGTCAAGTTATCCGATTAAGGCTCCAAGTAGATCAAAATACAAGTACAGCGAGCGATTTTATCGCTATCTCGATTAAGCAAGATAACGGAGCAACAAATAGCGCAGAGCTACTCCTTAGATTCTCTACCTCTTCTATTGTTGTAAGAGATACAGGAGGGGTTAAAGCTACCATCTCTCACGATATGACAGAATCCACAGAGATCGTAATTGCTTGGACAGATACGAACGCTAATATATATTACAGAACTGCAAACGGAGCCCAGGCTAAGAAGTGGACTCTCCAAACGATTAGCGGGATAACTTTAAGTGGTACCGGATTGGGTAATACTATCGAATGGGGTCATAAGGCTTTCTCTGGAGTTACTACTTATAGATCTCATTGGCAGGAAGTATCGATAACAACCGGAGAGGAAGCAGGCCTATACGATTTTAATCTTCGAGGAGCGGAGTATCCTCCTTTGGGAGAGTATCAATATATCGATCAAGGGCTAGCGATAACCGCTAAGGATAGCCCCGCTCGCGGAGAGGATGAATATAAGATTTCTCCTCGATACGATTACGCAATAGAAAATATCTTTCATGGTGTATCTTTATCTCCTCGAGTTACCTGGAGGAGTAAGAACGCAAGTACACTGCAGAAGATCCCTCTCTTTATCGATCCAGTAGTACAGGCTACAGAAAAGAGCTTGGGGTTATCGGATATGCTCGGAGTACATCTCTCTAATATAAACTTTCGTACTTTTAATCTGCAATCTTGGAACGGTTCTTCCTGGGTAACTCTTGCAGCGGTAGATACTTCCGAAGGGTTACAAGGGAAGTTTATTAAAAAGGGGAATACTTTAATCTCGAACGATAGTACTAAGCAGTTTTTACTCCAATATGGAGAGGCTATCGGATGGAGAGCAGAGTTAACCTCCGGAGAAACTACAAAGATCGTTAAGATTAGAATGAATAGTGAAGGAATCTGGAGCACAGATGCCACAGTAAAGCAGGCCGTACTCCAATACGATACAAGTTTAACCGATCCATCTTCTATACCTGCTTCCGGAAATATTAAACTTATACCGGATAAGATTACATTCCTTAAAAATAGACTCGATGGAGTTAATCTTGGGCAGTATGCTTTATCGATAGATATTCCAGTACAGACTACTCTAGAGGGATATTATCAGATAGGATCTCTTCTTATGGGCTCCGTAGCCTTTCCCGCTCCTCAGTATCAAAGAGGAAGAACAATAACCTACAATCCAAATATCCAAACTCAAGAAAGCCTAGATAATATGTTCTTTGCTCGGAAGATGAGTAACGGCCGGAGAACCGCTTCTATAGCCTGGACAGAGCCCATCGATACTACTCGATTATATGAGCTTAATCCGGACTACTGGAAAGTATCTAATACCGCAGGAGCTCAACCAGTAGCGAACTATGGAGATCCATATCTTATGAATGGAATCTTTCGATACTTGAGTAATAAAGAGCCTCTTGTATATCTTCCTTCCATTCCGAAGGATCCTGCAGGAGATCAAGTATTACTTAATCATAGAGAAGAGCATATGCTAGCCCGAACTACTGGAGAAGTATCCGTAGAGAGTGTTATCGGAGAGGAGCGAGTATCGGAGATGTTCCGAGTAGCTACGGTTAATCTTGAGGAGATCGAATAATGGATACAATCAAGAGGTCACAGATAGAAGAGGGGGATGTTTGCTTCCTCTTAGATATCTCATATTATGGAGCGATATACCGTTTTTCTACAGTACCCATTGATATATCGGACTTATCAGAGAATACAGTTATTCCATATCGAGGAGCCCTCTCGGATCCTCCGGTTAATCTCCAGAGTGATCTCCTCGGAGTAGATCTCGAGGCTAATACAATCTCGATGGAACTTATCTTCGAGAGTGTTGATTGGGTATCGGAGTTCCTTAAAGGAAGAACTTTAAACGATGCTCTATGCGATCTCTCG